CACGACCACAAGCTTAGATTTTGCTTTAGAAAGTTTGCTTCTCCAAATCTCTTATACAAGCAGTGATGCTGTATGAGAATAGGAGAATTAAAACATCCCATCACTTTTGTTGAATCGACTACTACTACAACAGCAAATGGGTTTAAACAAACATCTTGGACAGTTGTGAAAAAAGCGTGGGCAAGTATAACAAAACAAGAGCGTTCCCTCCAATTGGAGAACGATAAAATAGCGATTGAACACACGCTGTTATTTACCATACGGTATCAAGATATTGATTTAAAGACTCTCAGAATCGAGTATCGAGGAAAACAATATGAGATTTTAGAAGCAGAAGATAAGGACTTTTCCAAACGATTCTTGACCCTTTCTGTCAAAGAGGTGGTCTAAATGGTTAAAAAGGGTGTTCAAATCGATGGATTAAATGATTTATTGAAGCAATTAGATAAACTTGGCGATAAAGCGGATGCCCATCGAAAAGAGATTTTGCATAAAGCAGGTCTAGAGATGCAAGAAGAGGTCAAACAAAATGCAAGAAAGCTAGATGACAGCTTATGGACAGAACACAACGAATCATATGGCACATTAGAACAAAACATTTGGATGGAGTGGGATGAGAAAGAAAAAACCACCTATATCAGTACGGGTAATGCATTTTGGTCTCAGTTCTTGGAGTACGGAAGTGATGGTGTCACATCCTCTTCGAAAAGCCGTAAAGGAAAGAAAAAACCACGAAAAAACAAAGGACAATCCCCTCAACCTTTTATGCTAACCAGCTATTTAAATAAAGAAAAACGGATGAGAGAAATCATCGAGCAAGAGCTGAAGAAGGTGTTGAAGCTATGATACATGATGAAATCATTCAAGGGTTAAGTGGGTTAGGGGTGGATGTCGAGTTCCTAGAGTATGCAGGAACAGCAGAGACCTTTATCACTTTTTTGCAAATCGATGACCGACCAACTGCCCATGCCGATGACAAGGAAATTTATAGCACATATTATTACCAATTTAATTTATATTCCAAAACGGATTACAAAGAGCTTCTTACGCAACTGAAGGAAGCTCTTTTTTTATTGGGAGGAACTCGATTGGGAGGAGAGCTAGATAGCAAAACGGATGACGGATATTACCGAAGAAGCGTCCGATATCAATTTTTACGAAAAACGGGGGAATCAGAATGAGTGGAGTAGTAGTTGGTTTAAAAAATGTTAAATATGCAATTTTAACAGCCGATACAGAAACAACGTTGACATACGGTGCAGTGAAATCATTAGCACCTGCTATTAGTGCGACAATTACAACCAATACATCAACAGAGACACTTTATGCGGATGATAAAGCACTTGAGTCTGCTACATCGATTGGAGCAACAGAGGTCGAATTTGAGCTTTCTGACTTGCCAACATCTGTTGTAAATGAGCTATTAGGAGTCCGTAAAAATGCAGATGGCGTACTAGAATATGACTCTAGTATTCAAGCACCTTATGTTTGCATATTTTTCGAAGCAACCAAGTCGAATGGAGCAACACGCTTAACACAATTAGTAAAAGGAAAGTTCAGCATCCCTGAAGATGCGTATGAAACAAAAGGAGACGGAGTATCGTTCCAAAGCAAAACCATCACAGGTACATTTGTCGCAAGAACGAAGGACGGTATCTTTAAATATCAAGTTGATTCTGACGATGCTGGAATCGGTGCGAATGTCGTAGCAAACTGGTTCGATGCGGTTTATACACCATCTGTTTAATCAAAAAGAGGATAATTTTATCCTCTTTTTTTGTCTTTCTATAGCCATTAACTAACTTTTTCAATAAAAGGAGACTGTAAAACGATGAAAATCAAGTTATTAGAAAAAACATATGTTGCACCAAAAGCCAAGGCTCGTCTGTTCCGAGAAGCGTTAGTCATTACGCAGGAAAAGGATTTAAACAACATTACACCGGATATCCTCGATGAGTTGCTTCAATATGTCTGTGATTCGTTTGGCAACCAATTTACGATTGATGACATTTACGATGGATATCCATCAAGCGAGTTAGTCGATTTAATCACCGAGACTATTACATATGTCGTTGGAGACAAGGCAACTGTTGAAGGTAAAAAAAAATAGAGACCGATGAAGACCCACTTTTTACGATAAAAAAAATGTATCGAAACCTGATGGAACAGGGATTTGGAATAGCAGAGATAGATGAGTGGGATGTGCATTGGTTCTTTTCTTGTATGGAGATTGACCCGAAACAAGCATCCAAGGTTAAAAAGCATGGATATATCGATGACATTGTTTGGTAAGAAAGGAGGTAAACCATGTCTGGTGATTCAATTGGCAAGTTACGGATAGGCATTGCATTAGATGGAGCAGAACTCCAAAAATCACTTCAAGCCACGCAACGTAATTTAAAATCCTCCATGGCACAGTTTCAAGCGTCCACAGCAGGAGTGGATAAATACAACAAAAGCATTGATGACCTCCAAAGAGAAGAACAATCCTTGCAAAAGGTGCTCCGTGACCAAAAAACGATTATGTCGACCCTTGAACAACAATGGAAAAATGCTATCCAATCCAAAGGAGAAGATTCTGCAGAAACCAAAAAGTTAGAAGCATCTTATTACAAATCAGTTGCAGCCATGAAAAAAACCGAACTTCAATTAGGAGCGGTTGAAAAACAAATTCAAGAACAGGAAAAAGCGAACAACAAACTGCGTAGAACATTCGACACTTTAAGCGAAGGGTTTCGTAATGCAAACAAATCCATGATGACGCTTGGTAATTCCATGACAAGAGTTTCTGCAAATGTTGCCAAAGCGACTGCAAGAGTTGGAGTTGCCGTAGGAACAACACTAGCAGTCGGTCTTGGATATGCGGTAAAAAAGGCGGCTGACTTTGAACAAGGGTTATCGAATGTGGGTGCTGTATCCAATGCCACGGAAGAGCAAATGAAAAAGCTTCATGACCAAGCTATCAAACTTGGTGCATCAACAAAGTATTCGGCAACTGAGGTCACACAGGCGCAAGAAGAGTTAGTAAAAGCAGGTCTAAGTGTTAACCAGGTTCTTCGTGATGGTGAAGCAGCGCTAAACTTAGCTACCGCAGGGGACTTAGACTTAGCAAAAGCAGCCGAAATTGCGGGTGTAGCTATCAACTCCTTCAAAAGTGAAGGGTTAGATTTAACTCATGTGGCAAATAAAATGGCTGGAGCTGCCAATGCATCGGCAACAAGCGTTGAAGAAATGCAATTTGGTATGAGTATGAGTGCTGCGGTTGCAAGTGGACTCGGTGTTTCATTCGATGATTTAAATACGTCACTCGCAGTATTTGCCAATAACGGATTAAAGGGCAGTGACGCAGGAACAAGTTTAAAAACTTTGCTCATGAATTTAAGTCCTATCAGTGACGATGCTTATAATCAAATGCAGGATTTAGGAATCATCACCTACGATGCGGCAAGAGCCATGCAAACCATGAGTGAAATGGGATTAAAACCTGCCTCAAGTTCATTTGACGATGTCCGCAAATCGGTAGAGAAGTATTTAATCGAAACAGAAGGATTGAAAGCTGGAAGTTCTGGATTAAAGAAAGAAACTGATAAACTCATGATGTCTCAAGGATTTATGAGTAACAAATTCTTCGATGCGAATGGAAATGTCAGAACGCAAGCGGAAATTGCCCAAGTTCTTCAAGATTCCATGAAAGGTCTGACAAAAGAGCAACAAACAGTCGCTCAAAAAATTATGTTTGGAACAGATGCGGTACGGGCATCTAACATCATGGTTCGTGAAGGGGCAAAAGGCTATGCAGAAATGAATAAGGAAATCGGCAAAACAACCGCACAAGAAGTCGCAACGAAAAAACTCGACAACTTAAAAGGTTCAATCGAGAACCTAAAAGGCGGACTTGAAACGTTAGCCATTTCCGTTGGTGAAAAGTTGATTCCCATCATTAAAAAATGGGTGGACACTATCAACAAAAATATGCCTGAAATCCAAAAGAAAGTCGGAGCATTTGTTGATAGAATCATGAACATTGATTGGGCAGGTATTTGGAAAAATATCAAAACTTTTGCTTCTCAAGTATTTCCGCCTCTTATCAATGGATTTAAAAATGTAGCCAATTTTCTTAAAAACATGGATGACAATACCAAACAAAATGTGGCAACACTAGGCATCCTAGCTGTTGTATTGGGACCCGTTATTGCAGTGGTCGGTACATTAGGAACGGTTGTTACGGCTGTATTTGGAGCATTTAAATTTTTAGGCGGAACACTAGGTGTAGTGTTTAAAGTCCTACAAGCGATTGCACCATTTATCGGAACGGTGCTATTGGGCATTTTAAACGCTTGTTGGGTATTTTTAAAAGGCTCGTTCATTGTCGTCTGGAAAACCTTGACTGGCGTTTT